CGCCGCCCAGCGGGAGTACTACGAGGCGAACCGCGAGAAGATCGCCGCCGCCCAGCGGGAGTACTACGAGGCGAACCGCGAGAAGATCGCCGCCGCCCAGCGGGAGTACTACGAGGCGAACCGCGAGAAGATCGGGAACAGGGACGAAGGATGGAAACTCAGGACGGCAAGGAAGGAACACGGATACACGCAGATGGCGTTGGCACAAATCGTGGGAGTGACGCAGGGGTGCATATCCATGTACGAGACGGGGGCGGTGCCGTTTGAATGGGAGATATTTGAAAAGGCGTTTGTTTCATTTTCATAAGGAGGGGCACGATGCTGGAGGAGCTCGGATGCGCAGGGACATGGGGGAGGATATCCCCCTGCATGGAATGCGCGGAAAGAACGCACCCGCCGGAGCCGGACTGTCACGGACGATGCGAACGGTACGCAGAGTACCGGGCGGGGATAGACAAGCAGCGGGAGCCCTACGCGATGGCAAAGGACGCCGTGGACTTCTCCATTGAGGGAATTCTGACGGCGCAGAAGAGAAGACACAGGAGCAGGAGAAAATGATCTATTGCAAGCACTGTGGGAAGCCCATACGCTTCGTCTGCAAGCAGACCGGCGGGCAGATCGCCGTGGACGATAAGGTGGAATACATCGCCGAATGCTGGAGCGGGCCGCTCTACTACACGCCCGCGGGGAAGCAGATCAAGGGATATCCCGCCAAGGAACCGAGCGGAGACACGGTGCCGGCATACAGACCCCACGCCATGACCTGCAGCCACAAGGAGCCGAGCCGAAATAAGGGACGCGCCGCCATGGAGGCACGCATCAAGGCGCAGGTGGAGCGGGAGCGGGCGGCGGAGCGCATCCGGGAGGAGAAGCGCGCCGAGCGCAGAGCCAGAGAGGACGAGCGCAGGAGAGCCGAAGAGGATCAGCAAAGCCTATTCTCATGGTAATAAAAAAGAGCCGGCGTGCCAGCGCCGACTCGGTGGAAATACAAAATCGAAAGGAGGTATTTCCGCTCCTACTTTATCACGGGGAGCGGGAAAAAGCAATGGCATTTTATGAGAAAGCCGAGGCCAAGCTGGAAAAGGGCAAGGCGGAAAAGCTGGACAGGTACGGCGAGGCCATGAAGAGCGCCGTGGTGACGGCGCTGCTGGAATTCTGCCGGCAGGACGATGAATTCGCACAGGCGGTGGCGCAGGGAGGCAGCGTCAAGGACTGCATGGCCGCTGTGGGCAAGGAGGTCAAGGGAGGCAGCATCAGCGACATGGAGGCCTACGGCGCGGCGGTGCGGTTTTTCTTCCCCGGAGCGGGCATCCATGTGGAGATGAGCATCGACCTCTGCGACAGCGTCAAGAAGACGGAGGAGAAGGCCGGAGTGGTCATCGATCTGACCGCATTCTTTTGAGGTGCGGCATGGAAGCGAATGAGAAGCAGATGCAGTACCTCACGGAGCGGGAGAAGGAGATCATCAAGAGCTTTCCCGGACTCACGGAGGACAAGCTGAAGAAGGCCAACGACCTCTTCACTCACTACCTCATCTACAAGAGCACAAACAAGAGAAACCGGGAGCGGGAGGTCTGGACGAGCTGCTGCCACCACCACGAGTGCATCAGCTACATGCAGGAGCTTGTGACGGCGGAAATGCGGGACGCGCTGGAGGCGAGACACAACGACCGCATCCTCTGCCCCTTCTGCGGGGCGGAGGTGACCGTGAAGTGCCGGGGGAAATTCCATGACAGCGCCTACGGCGCGGTGGTGTTCCTGGGCGCGGATGCGGAGGGAAATCTCTTTGCCCAGTGCTACGGCATGGAGAAGGACTATGAATTCCGCCCGGAGGCGGAGCCGCATTACCGCTTTGACTGCGGCTATTGGTTTACGCCGGGGCGGACGCTGTGGGTGCAGAAGATCTACGGCTACGGACGCTACGGAGACGGAGAATACTTTGCAACATGGGACGAGGGAAAGCTTCTCGCGGGAAAGCACATACGGGAGCCCTTCCTGCACGGCTGGGGGCCGGGGATGGGGCACGACGCATACGCCGTGATCGGGCTTGAGGCGCTGGGAAGCTCCTTCGCCCGGTACTGCGATGACGGACGCTGGCACGAGGGAACGAGATACAGCACCATGATGCGCTGGCTGCTGGCCTGCAGCATCTACCCGAGGCAGGTGGAGATGCTCCAGAAGGCAGGACAGGACCGCATCGTGCAGGATCTGGTCCATGAGGGCCGGAAGGACGCCCGTTTCTTCAAGTGGGAGGAGACCGACCCCAGAAGGGCCTTCCGCATGGACGGGAAGGAACTCAAGACCTATCTGGAGAGCAAGAAGGGCATCGAGGTGCTGCAGGTGCGCAGCCTCATCAAAAGCGACCTCAAGACTGCCATCGAATGGATGGAGGGCGCGGACGGCCTGCATGCCTACAGCGTGGAGGAGCTGGTGAAGCTCGCCAAGCTCCACGGGCTGGAGCCTGCGGAGCTGCGGAAGTATTTCCTGCGCTTTACCGGGCCGCGCTGCCACGGCATGGGCTGGTACGGCACGGCGCAGGTGATGCAGCTCTGGAAGGATTATCTCGCCAACGCCGAGAGCATTGGCATGGACATCCGGCAGAGGAACATCCTGCTGCCGAGGGACCTGCAGGAAGCACACGACAACGCCGCCGAGATCATGCGCAAGCGGAAGGAGCGCAGCGACCGGGACAAGCGGAAGGGCCAGAACGAGGCCGCCAAGGCGAGGGAGAAAGTGCTGAACGACCGCTACGGATTTGCGACCGAGCATTATCTCATCAGAGCGCCCCATTCCGCCGAGGAGATCATCCGGGAGGGCAGGAGGCTGGAGCACTGCGTGGGAGGCTATGCCGCGCGGCACGCGGAGGGCAAGGTCACGATCCTGTTCCTGCGGGATCGGAAGCACCCGCAGACGCCTCTCTGCACCATCGAAATGAACGGGAACTGCCTTGTGCAGATCCACGGGCTGCGCAACGAGCGGGACAAGGGAAGCATCGACCCGAAGCTGCGCTTCACGGAGATCTATGAGCCGTGGATCGCGTGGGTCAAGGCGGACAGCAAACGAAGAAAAGACGGCACGCCCATCGTGCCGAAAAAGAAGGGAGCTAAAACAGCATGAGCGAAGCATTGACCAAGAGCCCGGAGGTGCTGGGGGCGGAGATCCGCAATCTGACCGCCGCGGCAAAGTACATGACCGTGTGGTACGGCGTGGAGATCGGACGCAGGCTGACGGAGGCCAAGGCCGCCGTGAAGCACGGCGAATGGCTGCCGTGGCTGGCGGAGAACACGGAATTTTCCGCGTCAACGGCCTCCAGATTGATGCGCATTTTCGAGGAATACGGCTCCGGACAGGGGCAGATTTCCGGGGACGGCGCAAATTGTGCAACGCTGCAAAATATCAGTGTTTCCAATGCTTTGCGGCTTCTGGCGGTGCCGGAAGAGGAGCGGGAGAGCTTCGCCGCAGAGGTGGATGCGGAGCATATTTCCAGCCGGGAGCTGGAGGCTGCCATCAAGGCCAGAGAAGAGGCGGAGAAGGCACTGAAAGAGGCACAGAGCGACCTTGTGCTGGAGCGCAACAACAACGAGGGCGCGGCGCTGAAGCTGGCGGAGCTGACGGAGCAGCGGGACAAGATCGAGCAGAAGCTTATCGAGCAGGCCAAGGCCGCGCAGGAGCTGCGGGAGCAGATCAAGGAGCTGGAGAGTAAGCCTGTGGAGGTAGCCGTGCAGGAGCCTGACCCCGAGGAAATCGAAAAGCGGGTGGCCGAGGCTGTGGGAAAGCAGAACGAGGCATCCAAGGCCGAGATCGAGAAGCTGAAAGCTGCAGCGGAGAAGCAGACTGCCGATGTGGAGAAGCTGAAGGACGCGCTGGCCATGGCCAAGACCAAGTTGACGGAGGCACAGAATGCCGGAGAGAAGGAGCAGGAGGACTTGCGCGCCGAGGTGGAGACGCTGAGAAAGCAGCTTGCCACCTCCGGGGCAGAGATGACCGAATTCAAGCTCCGCTTCGCGGGATGGCAGGAGGCCTATGCCGTGATGATGTCCGCCATGGACGCGGTGCCGGAGGAGGCAAAGGCGAAGTGCGCGGCCGCCGTCAAGGCTGTGCTGGCAAGCTGGGAGGGATGAGCATGGGAAAGAAGCTCAACCCCATGGCGGAAAACCTGATCCTCCGGGAGAACATCTCCAAGCTCTGTCTGGAGATGGACAAGATGCGGGCGGACAGCTACACCATCAAGGGCTTCACGGTCCAGCAGTGCCTCGACATGGCCTGCATCGCCCTGCATGAGAGCTTCGGCTTCGGGGCGGAGCGGCTGGAGGTGTTTGTGGATGAGTTCCACGACGTCTTTGTGGACTACGCGGAAACCTGCGTGGAGGACGCGAAGGACGACGAGGAAATCTGGTACACAAAGGAAAAAGTGGACGGCGCACTGCGCGCCGCCCTGGGGGACAAGCTCATCCCATTTGATGAGCGCTATGATTTTGACCGGCTCTACACCATCGACAGCAGGGAGCTGTGGAGAGGTGTGGGGATGACAAGGAGGAAAAGCGATGAATGAGACGGAGCTGAAGGGATGCCCCTGCTGCGGCGGGGAAGCCAAGACGGTGGGGATGACGCAATTCGGATTTGTCATCTGCGACCGCTGCGGGATGGCATCCGGCACCTGTTGCACCGTGGAGGGCGGCAGGACATGGCAGGAGCAGGCCGCGGAGAAGTGGAACAGGAGGGTGATCGGATGACCGCAAAACGGTTTCGCAAGCTGCTCATGGGCTGCGGTCTGCCGAGGGACGTGGTGGAAAGCCTGCGGATGGTCTCCTGCGAGCTGGGGATCAGCTATGACACCGGCTTCCGGCAGATCAAGGAGGTCACACGGGAGATCCTGCTGGAGCAGGACACCGTCAACAACGCATTGAAGGGAGAATGACATGGACGAGACGGCAAAGGAGCTGCGGATCGCGGCAATCAATCTGACCGAGGAGAAGCACGCAATGTGCTTCGGGGAGGGGCTGCCCGCCCTGCTGATGCGGGCGGCAGACATCATTGAAGGGAGAGATAAGGCATGAGCATGATGGAAGAGATCGTCTCCGCCATCGAGGGAAACAAGGGCGTCAAGGAACCGCCCAGAAGCTGCTATGAGGCATACAGCCTCCTGCGGAAGCTGGAGGAGAACGCCAAGGCCATCTCCGACGAGGCGGGCAAGCTGATGAAGGAGCTTTGGGCGGAAGTCAAGGCGGAGAACGAGGACGGCATTATCCCCTACGAGAGCCGGCTTGAGGAAGTAAGCAAAAAGGCCGAATGGGCATGGGCGGAGCTGTCCACAATGGCGGGGCTGTCCGCGGTGATCGGAGGGAACACATGAGCCGTTACACGGAGCGGGAGGCCTTCGTAGAGCTGATGCTCTGCGCATACAGCGACGAGCCGGACAGCGAGATCACCCTGCGGGAATGCCTGGAGATCTACGGCGAGATGTGCAGGCGGGAAGCGGATGACGCCAAGGCAGAAGCGCCGGAAAGACCGCAGGAGCAGAAGCCAGCCATCGTGGGAAAGAACACCGCCAAGAAGCGGGAGCTGCTGGAGAAGCTGACGCAATACCGCGCACAGTGCGGAGCGGGCAGCCTCGGGCGGCTGGCGAAGCTGCCGGGCGCGCCCACAGAGGAGGACATCCGGCAGATACTTGAGCATAAAAAAGTAGACTGGGCCGTATGGCTCAAGCTGGAGGCGGCGCTGGAGGCATGGGGAAAGGGAGCAACGGCATGACGGAATTCTGGAGCGCTGTGCTGCTGCTGGTGCTCATCGGGGGGGTCGGCGTGGCCGTCTGCGCACTGCTGGAAGGGCGGGAGCGCCGCCCGTGGAAAACGGTGACACGGTTTAATCAGGCCACCTTCGACCTATGCGAGCGGAGCCGCTGCCAGGAGTGCTTTTTTTGGGACGGCGGATGCCGGAGAGAATACCCGACCAAGGAGCAATATAAAAAGGTGATGGCCGAGCGCAGACGGGGGAGCATGAGATGAGCGAATTTTTGACAGGGATGCTGAAAATCGTCTGCATCGTCTGCGGGGCCGTGGGGGTCACGGCGTGGCTCTGCCGGGAGAAAAAGAAAAGGTGAAGGAAATGGACTGCGAAAGAAAAAAGACCTGCCAGTGGTGGCAGGAGGGAAGATGCGTCCTGCCGAAGTGGAAGGAATGCGAAACGAAGGAGGGAAAGAAAAATGGGGCCTGAGGTGAAGGAAGTGCACGCGCCTACACTGCTGGATCTGATGCTGGACAGCCGGCGGCAGATCGTCAGCATCGAAGCGATGGTGCGGAAGCTGGAGGAGCATATGACCGGCACGAAAAACACGGGCGAAGCCAAGGAGCAGGAAGTCAGCGGAATGCTGGAGCTGGCGGCAATCGACAGAGACAGGCTGACGGAGTGCGCCGCGCGGCTGAATGCCGTGATGGAAATGCTCGGCTGCTGAACGGCCTCCGGGGGGTTGGGCCCAAACAGCCCCCTTCCACTCCCGCAAGGGAGCTCCTTTCGATTTATATAAGCTGCCGCGCGGATAGGTGGGCAGCTCGGCCATGCGTACGGCCGCCACGGTGCAATTCCGGCTCCGCAACACACAAAAAAGGCTCCGGGGAAACCCCGGAGCCTTGCGCACAGCGTTTTGATTTATGCGCCGAGCTAATCGGCGTGGAAATGAGAATGCCGGAAATCGCGCAGGATCTGCTCATCGATCTTGTGATCAAGGTCGGCCTCCTCGTCAGACTCGCAATCCCGCATTTTTGCAACGAGAAGATCAAAGACCTCACGCGGGAACGGATCACATACCCAATCGGGATCGGAGCAAAACTGCTCATAGGTCACATCGGAGAGGAAAACCATAACGCCGTGGTCGTCGTCATCCTCGCAGTAGGTGAGATCGAAGCCGCTGCTGCCGACAGAAATCGAGTAGCCGCGATAAGAGGCCATATATCCCCAATCGGAATCGTAGACAAATTCCAAATTATTCAAAGCGGGTCATTCCTTTCTTGATGCGGAATTCGATGAGCTCCACAACATAGGCGGGAGGCTCGCGCTTGCCGCTCTCCCAGTTTTCGATGCTGCGGAGCGGGATGTGAAGAAGCTCGGCAAATGCCTTTTGGGAGAGGCCGGTGAGGGAACGGATGTCTTTGATGGTCATGGGGTTAGCCCTCATCATCGACATCAGACAATATCTCCCATCCCGCTTTAGGCTCGTCTGATAGCATTGCGTCAAGGAGATGCTCTGCGGTGGGGAAATCAAGGTCATGCCCGGCAATGTTGCCGTTGTCATCGGCAACGAAATAGGTTCTATCTGGATTCTTGCGGGACTCTCCAGCACCATATTCAGCAAAATACTTCATGTTTTTTCTCCTTCTCTGTTTCAATTTGATGGTTTAAGTATACCACTCATTGGGTGGAATGTCAAGAGGAAAATGCAGAAAAAGAGAAAAATTTTCGATTGCGGGGGAGGCCTCGCAATATCGTCCTTGTAGGGAATATTAAGATAGCGGACAAAAGTCTATAGGGGACTTTGGGACGCAAAAAGCACAAATATCGGCTGTGGGAAAAGAAAGCGGAGATTGCGGAGACGGCAACGCGCAGCGCACACCGCCCGAATCAAATCTATGATTACAATCCAAAACGCGCGCGGGAGGGGAAAGCATGGGCAAAAAGCAATACAAGGGCCGCATTTTTACGCGGGAAAAGATCATCCAATACGGAGACAGGCTTGAAATCTCCATCTATCCGGTGTTCCAGCGCCCCGGCATACGCAGAAGCAAGTGCAGGGAGTCAACGGAGATCCAGCGCCGGCTCAACGAGCGAAACAGCGTCATGAACGCCATCCGGGTGGCAAACGCCAACTTCTCGGAGCGGGATCTGGCCATGAGCCTGACCTATGCTACAGAGCCGGAGAGCATGGAGGAGGCAAACCGCATTCTGGACAACTTCCTGCGCAAGCTCCGCCGCCGCTACGCCAAGCTGGGCATCGAGCTGAAATACATGAAGCGCACGGAAAAGGGCAAGAAGGAAGGCCGCATCCATCATCATCTCTACCTCACCGGAGGAATGGACCGCGATGACATCGAAAGGCTCTGGGGCCTCGGACGCTGCAACACCCGCCGGCTGCAATTCGGGGAGGACGGCATCGACGGTCTGACCGCCTACATGGCCGGAAGCGGCAAGGCAAGAGAAACCTACAGACGATGGAGCTGCTCGCGAAATTGCGTGCATCCGGAGCCGGAAAACATTGACGGCCGTATGGACGCGGAGGAAGCGGACGATCTGGGAGAGGCTGCCGAGCAGGGACTGGGCGGCAATCTGCTGGAGGAGCTGTATCCCAGCTACGAGTGCATCCACATCGAGGGGCAGAAAAATGAGATCAACCGGGGGTATTACACCTACGCGATTCTGAGGAGGCGATGCTGATGGCGCAGAAATTCAAATTTATGCCCAGCGTGAAGCTGCGGTACGCAGAGCAGGGCTATATCTACTTCGTTTGCCAGAGATACCGGCATCTTGACGAGGGGACGCGGGCCATGATCCGCGGGATATGCCGGGACATCTCCGGCGGAGACAGGTTCAAGGAGCAGGCGATCCTGTGCTTTATGACCACGGGGATAAGCTGGGTAGCGTGCTGCCAGAGGTATTACATCAGCGACGCGGGGCTTGACAGACTGCGCCGCCGCTTCTTCATGCGCTGGAAGGAGGTCAGCAGGTGAGCAAGGGGAAATACGCCAAATGGCTCACGGGGGAGGGACTTGCAAAGCTGTCGGAGCTGGCTGCCTCCCACACGGATGAGGAGATGATCGCCGAGATGGGCGTAGCCTCCTCGACCTACTACAAGTGGCGTCTGACCTTCCCGGAGATGGAAAACGCCATCGTGGAGGGGCGGAGCGGGGCGCTTGCAGAGGCCAATAACAGGGCCGTGGAGGAGAGCCTTCTGGAACGCTGCCTCGGCGGGGTGCATGAGGTCCGAAAGGCCATCAAGGTCAAGACCGTGGAATTTGACCCCGTGACCGGGAAAAAGCTACGGGAGGTGGAGGAGATCAAGGCCGCAATGGAGGAGGTCTATATTCCGGCGGACACGCAGGCAATCAAATTCTGGCTGACGAACCGGGCGGGGGCGAAGTGGAAAAACAAGACTGAATTGTCAGCAGACCCGGAGACAAAGGAGAGCGTGGAGGAATTCCTCAAGCGATGCGGGGAAGGCGGGAGAGAATTTTGATCAACATCCGAAACCCCAAGATTTATTGCGAGAATTTTTTGAAAATCATTGACAAAAAGCAACGGATGGTGCCGCTGAAACTGAAACCCGCGCAGGAGAAGCTGTACGAAATCCTTCGGGAAGAGCATGAAAAGGGGAAGCCGGTGCGAATCGTCATCCTCAAGGGCAGACAGATGGGATGCTCGACCATGATTGAGGGTGTGTTCTTCGCGGACAGCGCCACATCGGAGCTGGCCAGCACCCTCATCATGGCACATGATGACGACGCCACAAAGCACCTGTTCCACATGAACAAGCTGTTTTATGACGAGCTTCCGGATGCGCTCAAGCCAATGCGAAAAAACTCAAACGCCCAAGAGCTTGTTTTTGAAAACCCAACGGCGGACGCGGAGGAAAAGAAATGCAAGCCCGGACTGCGCAGCCGCATTCGATGCCAAACGGCGGGGAGCGGGGGCGTTGGAAGAAGCTTCACATTCCGAAATGTCCACGGATCAGAGTGCGCATTCTGGCCGCATTTTTTGGAAACACATTCCGCAGTTATGGCGGCCGTCCCGAAGGAGACGGACACCTGCGTCATCTACGAGACAACGGCAAACGGACTCGGAGAATTCAAGGACTTCTGGGATGACGCTGTGAACGGGGAAAACGATTTCAGGGCGGTGTTCCTGCCGTGGTACATCGATCCGGACTACCGCAGGCCGAAGGAGCCGGGGACGGAGTGGACGGAATACGAAAAAGAACTGATGGAGCGGGCCGGACTGGACGAGGAGCAACTTGCGTGGCGGAGATATGTGATGCGAAACGACTGCGGAGGAGATGAGGCCCTGTTCCGGCAGGAATATCCTACCTTCCCGGAGGAGGCATTTATTACCACGGGGCGGCCGTTTTTCGACAACCAGAAGGTCATGCTGCTGGCGGGAACGGCACCGGAGCCGCTGCACATCGGTTTTTTCGAGTACACAGAGGCGGCGAGCGGGAAGCCGGAGGACATCGTGTGGCATGAGGACCGGAAAAACGGTTACATCCGGCTGTGGGAGGAGCCGCAGGAGGGAATACCCTATGTGCTGGGAGCTGACGGAGCGGGTGACGGAACAGACCGCTTTACCGTCCACGGAATACGGAACACGGACGGCATGCAGATCTGCGAATATGAAAATCCGGTGAGCGAGATCCTGCTGGCGAGACAGCTCTGGTGCATCGGGATGTACTTCAACGCGGCTCTGATCGCGCTGGAGGTCAACTACGGAAGCTACGCGGAGCTGATGCTGGAGCAGTGGGGATATCCGAACCTGTACCAGAGACAGCGCTATGACGAAATCAGCAAAGCCTATGTGAACGCCTACGGATACAGAACGGACACAAGGACAAGACCGATCATGCTGGCGAACCTGCGCGCGGTAGTAAGCGAAACGCCTGATTGCCTGCGCTCCGGATGGACGCTGCGGCAGATGTTGTCATTCCAATACGATCGAGACGGAAAGCCGCAGGCGGTGGAGGGAGAACACGATGACCTTGTGATGGCAGCGGCGATCTGCCACATGGCAAGGACGCAGCAACGGTGCACCGTCACGGAGGAGCGGGAGGCGCCGAGGAAGAAGCTCATTGACAGGCTCGATCCGGGGAAGAAACAGAGGAAACGATAACAGAGAGTATGTACGGAAAGCGTCGGAAAGCTTTGATTTACAAGGCTTCCGGCGCTTTTTCACATTGATGGGAACACAGGGGGTAATTGGGAGAGACTTTATGCGTGGGCTGATGTCCTGCGTCCGGGCGAAAGCCCCTATACTTGACGCAGACATACCGATGGGAGGGCAATACCCTTCTCATCGGCCCGCACATTTCGCAGGGGAAGCGTGGCCGAGAGCCTAATCACCCGGAAAGGATATTTCGCATGGACGAAATGAACGAAAGCCTCAACACCGAGCAGGTGACGGAGGACAGCGGCACTGTCGTGGAGGCCGCAGGAGAGGAAAACTCCCAGACCGAGGAAGGCTCCGAAGACGCAAAAGATGCAGAGACCGCCGAGCTGCAGAAGGAGCAGACACGGAAAACCAACGCCATGATGGCAGCGGCCCGCCGGCAGGCGGAGAGGGAGACCCGGGAACGGATGGAGCGGGAGCAGGACGAGAAGATCGCCGCCATGCGCATCCCCGACCCCACGAAGCCCGGTGAATACTTCAAGACCGTTGCGGACATGGAGGCATATTCCAAGGCGCTCAAGCGCTCCAACGCCGAAAAGCGTGCGGAGCGGGAGAAGCGGGATGTCTCGGAGATCCTTGAGGAGGACGAGAACCGGGAATATCTCTCCCGCAAGCGCCGGGAGGAGCAGGCAAAGAACGAGACAAAAAACAACGACAGGCAGGAATTCATTTGCAGGGACATCGAGGATTTTCGGGGGCGCTTTCCCGATGTGGACATCGCCAAGCTGGACACCAACAAAGCGTTCAGACGCTTTGCGGGCAGCCGGTACGGCGTAGAGCCTCTGGGAGACCTTTATGAAGATTTCGTGGAGGTGGTCGGGACGGCGAAGGCCGCGGAATCCGCCAGACGCAGCGACCGGGAGGAACGCTCCACCGGGAGCGGGACGGGCGGAAAGGCCGTGAGCCTCACCAGAGAGCAGCAGAAGCTGCTGGACCGCTGGAACGAAGAGTACCCCGAGATGAAAATGTCCGCGAAGGAGTTCCTCGACAGAAAGTGAGGAAAAAACAATGAAATTCTGGCAGATGGCAGACGGAAGCCCGATTTGCTCCGTCCGCGAGTATCCCATCGCCACCAGCACCGCAATCAAGATCGGCCAGGTGGTCAAGCTGTCCGCCGGCAAGATCGTGCTGGCGACCGCAGCAGAGGCAGGCACTGTGGTGGGCGTGGCCGCAGAAAACCACACCGGCAGCGCAGACGCCCTTGACCCCAGAAGCAACGGCACCGTCATCAAGGTCATTGACACCCCCGAAGCGATCTACCGCTGCAAGGTGGCAGAGGTGAGCGCTACCGGCGGCAGCGCCACCACCATGACCGCCTCCACCGTCGGCGCTTATGCCAACGATGATTTCAACGGCGGCGTCATCATCCTTGTGGAGAAGGCCGCAGGCTCCACAAACACCGACCCCGTGGGCAAGGTGGACGAGATCACCGACTACAGCTACAACAGCACCGGCACCGTCTCCACCTTCACCAAGGCAAGCGGCGGCACTCCCTACTCCGGCGATAAGTACATCATCCTGCCGCCCGCCGGCCTCGCCAAGGGCAACCTGAGCAGCACCATCGACAACATCGTGCTGACCACCGCCACCGCATTCAGCTTCCGCTATGTGGGCTTCGACGCGGAGGCACGCGAGGTGCTGATCAAGGTGCAGGGCGCCAAGAGCCTGATGGGCTGATAGGAGGAAAAAACGATGAACAACAACTGGAAATCCGACAACTACAAGTTCGTAGGCAGCGCCTTTGACTTTGCCTACGCCAACCGCATCAACAAAATGCTGGAGATCATGGGCGTCGTGACCACGCCCAGCGTGGACTATGAGCTGACCGGAGCGGGCGGCTACGGCGAGCTGCTGCCCTATGACGGCACCAACCTCAACAGCACCAGCATGAAGCGCGGCTTCAAGAAGATCATCACGCCCGAGGAGTATGTCTCCTCCATCGATGTGGGATTCAAGGCTGCCAAGATCGACAAGCTGGGCGAGACCAAGAAGGTGGGCACCCGTCTGGGCGACGCTGCCGCAATGACCGTCTATGCCCACTGCCTGCGCATGTTCCACAACGCCTTCGATGCTGCACATGTGGGCGGCGACAACAAGTCGTGGGCAGCCACCGACCACCCCGTGGCCGCCAAGAACAGCTCCGGCCGCACCTATGTGGCCGACACCGACGCCGGCACCTACAGCAACAAGATCACCACGGCTCTGTCCGTCAGCGCCATCACTGCCGCAAAGAGCGCAGCGGGACGCTTCGTCACCCCGGACGGCCTGCCCTTTATGTGTGACATGAACCTGCTGCTGGTCTCCCCCGAGCTGGAGCCCGACGCCATCAAGATCTGCGGCGCCAACGCCAAGCTGCGTCCCACCAAGGACCCTGCCAACGACTACAACGCCGCCAACCCCCTGCCCGAGCTGCAGTACATGGTCATCGGCGGCGGCTCCGACGGCTTCACAAAGAAGCAGTGGGCCATCTGCGACGCCGCGCTGATGCGCGAGATGGTGAAGCTGGTGTACATCACCAAGCCCACCGTTATGCAGAGCGAGCTGGACAACCCCCTCATCGACAAGTACACCGCCTATGTGGACTTCGGCATGGGCTGGGGCGACGCCCGTCAGATCATCTTCTCCGACCCCGCATAAGCAGAAAAGCAAATCACTCAATAAGCAAGGCCATGGCCCTCAAGGGGGCCATGGCATTTGCCGTAATTAGGAGGAATAAGAAATGGCATGCAGCAAGACCAAAAACACGCCCTGCACCCCGAAGCAGGGGAAAAACAGCGGGAACAAGACCGCCTGCAAGGGCGGAAAATGCGGAAAGTGAGGAGGACATGAGCATGGCAAAGAGAATCGAAGAGGTCAAGCGGGTGGACGCAAGCGCCGCGGCGCAGACGGTGGATGTGGGCTTCCGCCCCTTCCTCATCGCCAACACCACGGCAAGCGACCCCATCTACTTCAAGGAGAAGGAGGAGGACGGCGTGGACTGCACAAGCTCCAACGGCTTCCCCGTGGCTGCGGGCAAGATGGTGGAGGCCGTGCTGACGGCGCAGAAGCTCTCCGTCATCGGAGGGACCGTGGCGATCCTCTTTCTGCGGGAGGCGTAAGACATGACGCTGGGGGATGCGAAACGCAAGGTGATGATGCTGCTGGATGAGTATTCCTCCGGCGGCACGGTCACAACGGACGCAGATATTTCCGCCAAGATGGCGGACTTCTTCGACATGGCCCAGAAGGACATGGCGGCCGTGGAGAAGCTGACGGACATCTACACCATCGTCCGCGTGGAGGAGCAGTCTGAATATCCCATGCCGTCGGACTACCGCGCACTGCTGGCAGTGTGGAGAAACGGACAGATCTATCGCAATTACCGCTGGAAGGGAAACAGCATCGTTATTCCGCTGACGGACACCGCAACGGTGGAGATCGAATACTACAAGACACCGGCGGACATCACGCCCCAGTCCGCGGACAGCACGGCCTTTGAGGTCTCGGAGGAGGCTGCCGTGGCCTGCTGCTACTATGTGGCGTCAAAGCAGCTCATCAACGACCTCGTAATGAATTACGCCGCCTGCGAGAACATCTACCAGCAGCTTCGCTCGGAGCTGGCGAGAGGCCCGAGAAACGGGCAGACGAGAGTGCATAACGCGCTCTTCGGGAGGACGAGATAATGGCAAGCATCAAGGTCGCCGTCTACAACAGGTTTCGGGGCGCGGACTTTGCCTCCGACCCCGCCAATGTGGACAAGAGCCGAAGTCCCCTCTGCACCAACATGGTGGCGGACGAGGGCGGAATGCCGGAGAAGCGCATGGGCTGGAGAACGGTCAAGAGCATCGTGTTTCCGGCGGGAACATACGAGAACGAAAAATATGTACACGGCATCTGGTGCGTGGAGGAGAAGCGGAGCGGGTGGACAAGCCCCAAGAAGGTGTTTTACGTCCATGCCAGAAGTGAGATCTACACCTGGGTGGACGGCGATCAGACCGCGACGCTGACCACGCCGATCATCACAGGGCTGTTACTCAGCGGGCAGGAAAAGACACACAGCCGCGCCGTAACCATGAACGGGGCGCTGTGGGTGCTCACCGGATACCAGATGATCCGCTGCAAAAACGGACAAGCGGCGCTTGTGACAGAGCTGGAGGACGCCTACATCCCTCTGACCGTCATCACAAGAGAGCCGTCCGGAGGCGGCGTGACGCTGGAGAACATCAACATGGCGACGCCCTGCCGGAGAAACAGCTTTCAGACCGACGGCACGGAGATGGCGTTTCTCGTGGACAGCACTCTGCTGGATTTGGAGCTGACCATGACCGCGCAGGATGTCCTTCCGGGGGACACCGCATACTGGGACGACGACCACGCCCACGGCGGAAAATACTGGAGCTTCGTCAACAGCACCGGCGCGAACTTTATGGCCAATGAGCGCATAAGGCTGGATCTGGAAGCGGGGAAAGCCTACTACAAGCGGAGCTCCTTGTCCTTCACCATGGACATGACAAGCTCCGCAAGCGCGCCTCCCGGGGGGAAGAGCCTGAACACCCGCAGCACACCCACGGCAAGGACGGCTGTATGGGCGAAGGTCTGGGGAGAAACCAAGACCGAGGGAACGGATTACACCGTATGCAGGGAGCTGGGGAAATTCACCTTCGGCACCGCGCCCGCAGCACCGGCGGCGGGAAGCGGGGACGGGCTGGAGGTCAAATTCGCAAAGACCGTGGAGGGCTATGCCGACATCGTAAACAAGTGCAGCATCTGCACCACCTACGGAGCGGGCACCTCCGACCGCATGGTGATCTCCGGAAACAAGGACCACCCCAACCAGGACTACATCTGCGGCTACAACGATCCTACCTACTGGCCGGATCTGGGCTATTACGACGTGGGCCTTGAAAGCGTCCCCATCATCGGCTATGCCCGCGTAGGCAGCTACCTCGCCATCATCAAGGAGGACACGGGGACGGACTCCACGGTATTCTTCCGGTCCGCAAGCGTACAGGAGGACGGGGAGGTGCTCTTCACCACGCAGCAGACTCTGGCGGGCGTGGGCGCTGTAAGCAAGGGCGCATTCACGACGCTGCTGGATGAGCCGCTGTTTCTGTCCGGCACGGGCATCATGGCGGTGACGAGCAACTACCTCACCGGCGAGCGGGTGGGGCAGAACCGCAGCTATTACATCAACCCGAAGCTGGTCAACGAGGAGCTGCAGAAGGCGGAGGCCGTCAACTGGAAGGGCATGGCGCTGTTCGCGTTCCCGAACGGCCATGTATATGTGCTGGACGGACGGCAGAACAAGACCTACAAGAGCCAGAGCCTCGGAGACTATGTGTATGAGGGCTATTACTGGGAGGATGTGCCCGCCTTCTGCTGGTGCAACGCCAAGGGAGACGGCATAGAGGAGCTGTATTTCGGTACGGAGGATGGAAAGCTCTGCCGCATGAACAGCGACATCGACACCATGAGCCGCTTTGCCGATGACGGCGCCGCCATCAAGGCTGTATGGGCAACGAAGATGGATGATGACGGAGACCCGACCGTGCAGAAGACCATGCTCAAGCGGGGCTGTGCCGTGACCCTGAAGCCCTACCACAGAAGCTCCGCGGAGATCGGCTTCCGCACGGACATCGATCCCGCGGACTGGGTGGCATCCGGAACGGTGGACATCTTCGACTGGACGGACATCGATTTCAGCCGCTTCACATTCGACTCCAACGACGGAGCGAGAGACATCTTTTTCAACACAAAGGTCAAAAAATACAAGAGATTGCAGATCGTCATCCGCAATGAGGAGGTCAACGAGGGCTTCGGCGTGTATGCCGTGACAAAGCACTATGTGGCCGGAAACTTCGCAAAGAGGTGATAAAGAGTGAAAAAAGTGAAAAACACAGACCCGAACATTATCCCCGGCTTTGACTACTCCACCTCCGAGGCGAGAGTGGACACGGCGCAGGGGCTTTTCCAGAAAGCAAAGACCGCCAAGAGCGCGGTGGAACAGGAGTGGATCCGCTACAACGACTATTACAACTTCTGCCACGATGCCTACAGTGAGCTGAAGGACTACTGCGAGGGAGCGGGCATCCCGTTCCGCCCGGCGGTATGCCCCGACCCGTGGATCGCCGTGGAGAGCCAGATCGATCCCAACGTGCCGGAGCCGGGCTTCCGCGGCAGAGACGATGACAGGGACTCCGCCAAGGCCAAGCAGAGGGAGTACGCGGTGAAATACATCCTTGAGAACAACGACATCGTGCATCTCAACACCCGCAACGAGCGGAGACTGCTGAAGCTGGGAGACGCCTTCTGGAAGGCCTACCACGACAACTCCATGCGCTGCGGCATGCAGGAGGGAGACATCCGCATCGCAGATGTGCCTCCGGAGATGATCTTTCCCGACCCTTCCGTGAAGGACGGAGACCTGCAGCACGGGCAGTATGTGGACAATGTCTATTTCCTCCACAAGGTGGACTTCTGGCAGACCTACAGGAAGCGCTTGCAGAAGCTGGGCATTGAGGCAAACGAGATCGCGGCAAGCGCCTATGTGCAGAACACGAGCATTTTCCAGATGGTCACAGCCGTGGACGACAAGGCGGACACGGTGCAGATCCTCGAGCACTGGTTTAAGTGGCCGGATGACGCCACGGTGGAGGACGCGGACGGGAAAAAGATCAAGGTAAACGCCGGGGATGTGGCCTGCAGCATTCAGGCGGGGCAGATCGAGCTGAAGCTGATCCCATGCTACTGGAGAAAGACCCGCATGCAGTGCAAGCTGTTCCCCTATGTCCATTACTGGCGCATCCGGGATGAAAACCAGTTCTGGAACAAGTCGGAGCTGTTTTCCATCATGGAGCTGGTGGACGCGGAGGACAGAAAACTCTCCATGGCGCTGCTGAACGATATGTTCATGAGTAACGACATCATTCTCATGGAGGAGGACGCGCTGGCGGACGGCACGGAGCTGGACAACAGCCCCGGCGCCATCAACAAGGTCAAGAAAAACCGCATCAACTCCGTGGCACGCCTCGGAGGCTTGCACACGGCGGGGAACGCCACGATCCTGCTCAACTACCTCAAGGAGCAGATCGAGCGGGCGAACCGCAACTACGAGACCAATCTGGGCAAGGAGACCTCCAGACAGACCACGGCAAGCGGGCTTGCCATGCTGCGGGAGGACTCGGACGAGCAGAACGACATCAAGAAGGCAGACCGCAGAGCGGGCTTTGAGCGGCTCTATGAGCTGCTGGACTGGCTGGCTCTGGAATACTTCGATGATGACCGCATGATCTTCCTGGGAGCGGACAAGGAGAAGCGGCGGGAGGAGGCAATCGCCTTCAGCTTCAACCGGGACGCCTTCGGCATCGAAATGCCCACGGTATATGACAGCATGACCGGAGAGCCTGTGCGGGAGGCGTGGACCTACTTCCCCAAGGTGGATGTGACCGTCACGGCGGGAGACAGCGTGGTGCGCAGCAAGCAGGCGACACTCAACGCTCTCGGCGCTTTGGCGTCTGCCAACATCACGGCGGACAACTGGCAGCTCTACGCCGCGCAGCTTGACATCCTGGACATCCCGGACAAGGCCAAGATCATCGAGGGCTGGAAACAGAAATTCGCGCAGCCGCAGGAGACGCAGATGGGAGGGATCAGCCTTGAAATGCCCGGTCTGTAAAAAAGAAATGCACAGGGAGCGGGAGGGCGTATGGAAATGCGTCAACCCGAAATGCACGGAGAAAGGTAAGGAGGTGCGGAGATGAGCCTTGCGAGCCATAAGGTGACGGACGCCCAGATCGCGGAGAAGGGCGTTATCGCCGCGCCGGATGTGATGCTTGGAACGGCCGCCGCAAACAAAGCCGTATTCGACCGCCTCATCCGAGAGGCGGTGAAGGGCTGCATCAACGGCCTCATCGACGAGCTGGCCGAGGAGACGGCAGCGGAGGAGCTGGGTGCTGTTGATCCGGACGGGGAGGAAAGCACCGTACAGGACGAGCTGGATGCGGCCTACCGCAAACCGGCTGACGGTATTCCCTCTTCCGACCTTGCATCGGCTGTGCAGGCGCTGCTGACGCTGGCGGGGACGGCATATCAGAAGCCGGCAACCGGAATTCCCAAAACGGACATGGCATCCGCGGTACAGACGCTTCTGGACCTCGCGGGGACGGCATATCAGAAGGCCGCGAGCGGCATCCCGAAGACCGACCTTGCCACGGATGTGCAGACCTCTCTCGGAAAGGCGGACTCTGCCCTGCAGGAGCATCAGAGCCTCGCTGCCTACAGGACAAGCGCAGAGCAGGATGTCATCGACGCAGGGAAGGGCACCTATTCCAAGCCCGACACGGGCATCCCGGAGAGCGACCTTGCATACGAGGTCGTGACCAAGCTGAACCTGCCGGGCATCAAGTGGGCGACATACGGAAGCACATCGGCCTCCCAGATCAACACATGGGCGGAAGCGGGGTATGCGGTGTTCGTGAAAAATGGCGCGTACATCTACACCCTTGTGAGCATCAAGGAATCCGTCGGGCCGGATTACGCAAAGTTTGCGAGATGGGCCGGAGTGACGGGAGACGGCGCAGTGCGGAAGGCGGTAGAGGGCCTTTATGTTGAGGGGACAACATGGGAGACCGTGTACTTTGACGTTGTAAGCGCCGAGGACTATGACCCGATCACCAAGACCAGCGCCATGACGCAGGCTGTGGGCAAGGACAGCAGCGGCAGGCTGTGGACGATCCCCGGGAGCAGCTCCGCGGCAGTATGGGGGCAGATCACCGGAGACCTTGCGGATCAGACGGATCTGGCGCAGGCGCTTCCCAACGCGGGCAGAGTGAAGGAACTCACCGTCGGAAGCGTAAAGTACAGCATGATCGACATGCTTTTCAGCGCCCATACCTATGTGCTGCTGGCCTTCGGGCAGGACAATGTCCCGTTCATCTGCGAGGGCAAGGAGGGAACGGCATATATCTTCCGTGCCCCCTTCGGAATGTACTACGATGTGGTGGCGGGGGCGACCTCCGCAGACCCTGCCGTATGGACGCTGCACAGCAATAGCTGGGACAACAAGTACGACAAACCCGCATCGGGAATCCCCGGCACAGACCTTTCCGCAGCCGTGCAGGAGAGCCTCGGCAATGCGGACACCGCCTATCAGAAGCCCGCGGACGGCATCCCGAAAACGGACATGACGCAGACGGTGCAGCGTTCCCTTGACCTTGCGGACGGCGCTCCCCTTATGCGTGGGACTTTCGGTGACCTTCGGTACAACGCCTCCACAATCTACAGCGCAACCTACCGCTACACGGTGTTCGGTGAGATCAAGCCCAATGACTACTCCAAGCCATGCCATGTCAAGATCCGCTACAAGGCGTATGACACCGTGGAGGGCTATGAGAGCATCTACGGCATCACGGATGTGGATGTGTGGCTTGGAAACGACACCGCAGGCTCCAGCTCTTACGAAGTATCGACCTACACATCCAAAGCGACAAAGGTCCAGTGTACCAAGAGCCGCTTTGTTGCGCTTCAGTATTTCAGCTTCAAGGGGCTTACCCCCGCAGGCATCGCAAACGAGGCATCTATCCCGTTTGGCACGACAATCTACACCGGCATGACCCGATACACCACGGACAGCCGTGATGTGGTCGTAGAAGTTTTGGAGGCGGACGATTGCACCGTGACGCTTAAACCGAATACCGACCCGACATACTGCGTTGCCGTTGCAAACTTCGTGGGAGACGGTGCAAGCACGGACTACAACGTCGTGACAGACTTGACCATCGCCACGGCGGGAGACACTCACACGGGCGACCTGAACACCACCTATACGCTGAACAATCTCATCAGCGGCGTGAGGGTCATCGCGGACAACGGAGAAGCCGTCGCAAACGAGAAGAAAATCTACTATTACCGCTTCTGCCCGGAAAACACTGACGGATTAGTCGAGGGACTTTCCGTCACCTACAACGCCGCCGTGACCAATCTGACCCGCAAGCCGAATATGCACCTGCACGGGAGGGTGGGGGGACAGATCACCTATTACGGCGCTACAGCTGCAAAAAGCCCCGACACTGCGATCAGCAACAAGATTGCCGAGGCAACCATTGACGCGAGATACAACTTCTCAACCAACGCCTCCGGCAATCTGGTCATCGGGGACGAGGAAATCAGCGCGGTATCCAACGCCGATGTCTACATCAAGGCGAAAATCTCCGCAGACGGCACATACTGGTATCTGGACAGCGCCCTCGGCACAACGGACATCAGCGACCATCTGACAACGAGCCTGCCCACCACGGATGACGGATATGTGTACATCCAGCTCTGCCGCTTCATCAACTCCAAGACCAATGTGGAGCTGCGGCCGGAGCATCCGATGTATTACTACAAGGGAGGCAAAATCTGTCTGTATACAGGCTTCGACGCTTACAGCAAGGGGGAGACCGATACGCTGCTGACGGCGAAGCAGGACAAAGCGACCACGGCAACGATCAATATCGCCGTAGAGGACTGGAACGGCGGGACAAGCTGCACCAAAATATGCCCCGGAGCCACGAATACCTGCATCGCAATCTGCGACAGCTCTGACACAACGGTGGAATGCGCGGCACAGGGCGCGGGAACGCTGACCTTCACGGCAACGGAAACACCGGGCGCATCGATGACGGTAAAGGTGGTGATCATCCCGTGATCATCAACACAAAGAAGGGCGGAGCGGGTAAGCCGGAGCAGAGCAAGAGCGTGAACATCACCCGGAACGGCTACAGCACGGTGATCCCGGACACGGGAAAAACATTATCGAGCGTTTCAATCACGGTCAATGTGCCGACAGCGCAGATCCAGACAAAGACGGTGATGCTGGGCGCAACGGCTCCGCAGGATGTTACGCCGGACACGGGTTATCTGCTTAACGGAGTATATGTTCGACTGGACACATCCGTCATTAAGGCAGAAAACATCGCCAAGAATGTCAACATCCTCGGCATAACGGGAACGCACGAAGGCGGCGGAGGAGGAGCGACAGAGCCGTATGTTGAGGAGAGTTATAACAATAATGGTTTACTCGTCTATGCTACACTTCATGGGCATAGTGCCATTCGTAAAAATGCGTTCAATGGCCAGAATAAATTGACGTCAGTAACGTTCGTTAACTGCAACATTATTAAGGTTGACGATTATGCGTTTGATGGTTGCACTACACTTCCCCTGTCATCTCTTCCATCCACAATCACGGAAATAGGGGTTCGTGCATTTCAGAATTGTCGAGTTATGAATCTATCATCTCTTCCGAGCGGACTGATGACAATCGGTGTTGGTGCATTTGCCTATTGCTATGCTCTGGCTGTTTCTTCTCTTCCTGCCAACTTAACCAGTATCGGCGAATATGCGTTTATCTCAACTGCAATCACTATCAATACTCTGCCGACAGGAATTACTGTCATAAATAACGATGCATTCGCAACCTGTCAAAGTATCACATCTATGACAATACCAAGCGGGGTAACCGCCGTTAGAGATAGAGCATTCAATAGTTGTTCGCATCTTGCATCGGTTACTTTCCTTGGAACTCCTACAACAATTAGTTCGAGCGCATTTAGCAGCTGCAGGGAGCTTCTCACAATCAATGTGCCTTGGGCAGAAGGCGCTGTGGCAAACGCCCCGTGGGGCGCGACCAACGCCACCATCAACTACAATGTGACATGAGGTGATTAGCATGACAGTCAAAAATCTGTATAAGATCGTTCGCCCGGACGGAGGAGTTACCGTATCGGCGGAAATGCCGGCGGGCATGGCCTACACTCTCATGTACAGGCTCATAGCGGACGAGGGCTACACGCTCACGGACGGGACAAGGGAGACGCCGTGTGTGGATACGGAGACCCCGGAGAGCTGGACGGAGATACCGGATCAGCCGGAGGCAACGGAGCAGGACTACCAGCAGGCACTCGGCGTGTTCGGCGTGGAGGTGCCGGGGGATGCGGAGAGATGAGCTTGCGGCCGCGACTATCGCGGCGAGGGAAGAGACGAGGGAGGCACTGCAGACGATGTTTGATGCACTCCCTCCGGGACAGAAGAGCAGACTTGTGCGGGACGAGGAAGTGAAAGCGATCCTTGACCGCTACGGCGTGGAATACTGAGGAGGACAGCATGATCGACAGCAATCTGACTTTCAAGCCGCTGACGGCCTTCCGGCAGACGCCGGAATATCTCGTCCTGCACCATGAGGCGGGACAGGGGACGGTGGAGGAAATCCACCGGTACCATTTATCCAAGGGCTGGAGCGGGATCGCGTACCACGCCTATGTGCGGCGGGACGGCAGCGTATACGCGGGCCGCCCGCTGGACAAGCAGGGAGGACACACAAGCGGCTACAACAGCAACAGCATCGGCATATGCTTTGAGGGCAATTTCGAGACCGAGACCATGGGGACGCAGCAGCTCATCGGCGGCATGAAGGCCATCAACGAGGTGCTTGCCAAGTACCCGCACCTGAAGATCGTGGGACACAGGGAGCTGACGCCCACGGCCTGCCCGGGAAAGAACTTCCCGCTGGAGTATTTCAAACAGTATGAGGAGGACGAAATGACGCAGGAACAGTTTAACACCATGATGGACAACTATCTTGCCCAGAGAGACACGAAGCCGGAGAGCGACTGGAGCGCCGTGGAGGGGAACTTCCTGCGGGCGAAGGTGCGGAAGATCATGGACGGCACGAAGCCCCAGGGCTTTGTGACCCGTGAGCAGCTCACCGCCGTGCTGGGCAGACTGGGGCTCCTTAAGTGAGCAAGCGGCAGCAGACGCGATACCTCAAGAAGGTAGTGGCGCTCTATCTCACCATGTGCGTCATCGTGACGGGGATATGGGCCTTCGTAACGATACGCACGCTGGTGCTGGACAGCCTTTCCATGGGAGAGATCTGCGCCATGTGGTGCGTGGAGGGAGCACTGTCATACCTCCTTGAAAAAGAGGAGAAGCGAAACAAAAAGAAAACGGAGACGGAGGAAACGGGAATATGAAAATCGCATTGAGGGACGGAGCATACGATGTGTTGAAATGGCTGGCGCTGATCGCGATCCCCGCGGCTGCGGTGCTGTACAACGTGCTGGCGGGCGTGTGGGGATGGGGACATACCGAGGACGTGAGCGTGACCTGCAACGCCGTGTGCGCGTTCATCGGGGCGCTTATCGGCATTTCAACGGCGTCCTACGACAAGAAGTGAGGCGCCGGTGGAAGAGAGAGAACTGGTACAGCGGCTGACGGAGACGGAGAGCCGCAGCAAATCCAACTGCCACCGGCTGGATCGGCTGGAGAGCAAGGTGGAGGAGCAGGACGAGATGATCTCCTGCATGAAGGTGTTCTCCGTGAAGCTGGAGAACACGGCGGAAACCGTGGGCGAGATCAAGGCAGACGTCAAGAAGCTGACGTCAGCAAACGGGAAGAAGTGGGAAAAGCTCATTGACCTGCTTCTCGCCGCTGTCGTGGGCGCATTTCTGGCATGGGCATTCTCGGCCCTGAAATAAGGAGGGGAAAGCATGGCTTTTGACTACAACACCGATTACATGGCGGTAATGAACGCCGCCGAGACGAAGGCAAAGAACGCCGCCACGGACGCGGAGCGGGCCGCGGCACAGAGTGAATACGCCGCTGCCCAGGCGTCCCGCAACGAGAAGATCGCCGCCATGAACGCCGCCGGCACGAACACGGCGCAGGTGACGCAGACCAACAACAGCATCTACACGCCCCAGACCGTCAGCTACATCGACTCCAACGGGGAGAAGAAGCAGGGATACATTCTGGACGGAAAGACCTACACGGACGCAGCCGGACAGAACCGCGTAGGCGTGGGCAGCGTGGTCAACACCGGAGGCGGACTCTACCGCATGACCGAAAACGGTGGGCAGAAGCTGAACGAGGCGGAAAGCTATCTCTACAAGGACGCAATGGAAAACAATCAGCTTTCCGGACTGCGGCAGCAGCTTCAGGCGGTGCAGAGCGCACTCACCAATGCACAGAGCAGCAACGACGCGGTGTACGCCGCGCAGCTCCGGCAGCAGCAGGCCAAGCTTCAGCAGCAGATCAACAAGCTGACCAGAAGCTACGATGACGCCAACCGGCAGCTTTACATCGAGGCCATGAAGCAGAAGGTGAACACCCCGCAGGCACTGGCGGCCATGGGCTATACCGGAGGACTCCGGGAAAGCAGCCTGCTGGGGATCGATACCCAGTACGCCAATCAGCTCGCGGAGAACGAGCGGGCAAAGCAGAGCGACATCGCCGAGCTGCAGGCGGGCATGAACGACACGGAGGCGGAGCTGGCCATCGCCAAGCTCCAGCAGGACGCGGCGGATCAGCAGACCTATGACACCCGGTATCTGGCCATCCTGCAGCAGATCGCCGAGCAGGAGGCACAGAAGGCGGCGGAGGAGGAGACCACGCCCACCTACACCACGCCCACCTACACCGCGCCCGTGACTACGCCGACCTACACAACGCCCACGGCTACGCCCACCTACAGCATGAGCGCGGCAGAGATCAACGACTATGTGCGCGCCGGCTATCTGGAGAACGGAAAGCAGGGGGCGGCGGCAATGATCGCACAGCTCGCGCCGATGCTCACGGACAGCCAGCTTGAGGCGCTGATGACGGCATACGGAATTTAAGGAGGACACTATGGCCACGAGAGAGGAACTGATGGCAAGGCTGACGGGCAGCCAGACAACGAAACGGCAGGAGCTTCTCGACCGGCTGACAAACGCCGAAAAGCAGACGACGGAAACGCCGTCTGCTTCGGCGTATGCCCAGCAGACCAAGGAAAAGGCCGCAGCGGTGGAGCAGCCGAAATTCTACGCGGACTTTATCAAGCGGCAGACCATGGACGAGAAGATCGCGGAGGACCTTGCCAAGCCCACGGAAAATCCCTATGACACCGCCTCCGCGGGCATCATGAGCAAGCTGACCGGAGGACTCTTTTTCAACCGGGACAATGTGAGCCGGGAGGAAACGCAGGAATACGCAGCGCAGCAGGCGGAGGCCGAGAAGAAGAAAGAGGCAATCAGCGCATACCGCAAGGCGGCACTGAAGGTGCCTTTTGCCAAATTCACGGGAACGACGGAGGAAGCCACGCAGGACGCTGTGGAGAAGTTTGCCGCGGCATATCCCTACATGGCAACGACGACCAAGCTGGAAAAGGCTGCCGTGAGCGGACTGGTGAACGCCGTGAAGGGCGGCGTGAACTACATCGGGGATCAGGCGCAGATCCTCGCCCGGCAGAGAGCCACGGACGCGGCCCTTGACCTGCAGGCGGCGGAACGCCTCGGACTTGCGGATCAGCAGACCGTGGACGAGACGGCAGCCTACGCAAGAGAGCTGGAGGAGCAGCCCATCCGTCAGGCCGTGAAGTGGGGCGAGAAGCTGGGACAGCAGGTGGCCGAAGAGGCGGAAAATCTCACCGGAGCGGGCAAGGCGGCCTCCCAGATCGCCCAGGGCATCGGCGGCATGGTGCCGAACATCGCACTCAACACCGTGACGCCCGGATCCGGACTGGGAATGTCGGCGCTGTTTATGAATGCGGCGGGAAACGCCGCGCAGGAGGCGCGGGACAAGGGCGCGAGCGATGAGGCCGCACAGCTCTACGGCAACGCCGTGGGCGCTGTGGAGGTGCTGACGGAGACGGTTTTCGGCGGCGTGCCCGGACTCGGAGAAGGATGGGCGGACACCATGACGGAGGGCTGGGCAAAAAAGATCGCCTCCAACGCCTTCACGGAGACGGCACTGAACACCCTGTTCGGAGCCGTGGGCGAGGGCCTTGAAGAGTGGATGAGCGAGTTTGCCGACGCGGGACTGAATAAGCTCATCGTGAAGCAGGATGACCGCAGCCTCGGAGACATCAGCAGAGACGCGGCCTATTCCTTCACCATCGGCGCGCTGACCTCTGCCGTCATGCAGTCTGTATCGATCCCCGGCAAGATCACGGACGCAAAGGCCGTGAGACAGCTCGCGGAGCAGACCGCCGAGAACGCGCAGAAGTATTTCGGAGGCATGAACGCCGAGGAAGCAGCCAAAAAGTACGCGGAGTACAAAAAAGCGGGGCTGCCGGCGGAAGAGATGGAAAAGGTGGAGCAGGGCTACAGCATCTTTAATGCCCTGCCGGAGGACTCCGAGGCGAGCCTGCCGGAGACCACGCAGGCGCAGGAGGCTGTGGAAAGCACCGCCGAGGACATCAGCCTGCCGACACCGGCGGAATATGTCACGCGCAGCGAGATCGACCGCATCATCCGCAACCCCGCAGAGCTTGCCGCAATGGGCATCGAAACCAACGGCAAGACCAACAGCCAGCTCCGGGCGGAGGTGAGAGCCAAGCTGAACGGTGAGACCGCTGCGGAACAGACCGCGACTGAAACCGCGGAAACTGCCGAGGAAGCTGCGGAGGCTGTGGCGGAACCGGAGAAGAGCCCGGCGGAACTGATCGATGAGGCGGAGAAAAAAGCGCTGGAGAAGATGGTCGAGGCAGAAACCAGAGAAGAGAAAATTGCCATCAGGGATGCGCTTATGGAAGAAAAGCGGAAAATCATCGAGGAAAGCCGAAAGCAGACGGAGACTCCTGCCGAGCAGACTGTTACCGAGACCCCGCAGACAACGACAGAGGCCGCGCAGGAGCTTCCGGAAGAGAATGCGACGGGGCGGGAGGAAACGCCCGCAGAGGCGCAGGAAATGACCACGGAGCAGCAGGAAGCACCCGCAGAACCGCAGGAAGCGCCCGCGGAGGCCACGCAGGAAACCGTGGAGCAGGAGACACCCGCAGAGACGGAGCGGGCCGCAGAGCCGCAGGAAATGCCCGCGGAGGCCGAGAAGGGGCGCGAGCAATACACCGCTTCCCCCGCACTGGAGAAGCTGGGCGTAAAGATCGATACGCCCATTGCCAACACCGTGGGTGCGGAGCAGGACGTCAGCTATCAGAAGGCCAAGAAGATCGCGGACAAGGCGTGGAACGAGGCCAAGAAAAGACTGCGCCCGTCGGAGGCGGAGATACAGCTTGCCATGGATATCGGCAGAGGCATCCTCACGGAGGGAGACGTGAAGATCGCCAAGGGAAGCGTCTTTAAGGACGTGAGCTGGAAAAAGGTGCGGGAGCTGGCTGACTACTACATGGCGAAGGACAGCTTCCGGCAGAACAGGCTCGCGGAGACAAAACAGAGAAGCCAGAGAACGGAGCAGGAGATCGCCTACAAGCTGACGGCGGACAGCGACACCTACAAGGCCGTTCCGATGCTTCGCCTTTACGGAAACACCATGGAGCGGGACATCCTCATGACCGCGGGGCAGAACTCCGGCAAGAAGATCAACGAGCGCTATTTCTCACCCATCATGAGGAACAGCGCGGAGAAAGAACGCTTTATAAACCGCATGATGGACCGCGTGCGGGACTTCAAGCTGACCAAGGCGGAGAGCCAGATGGTCATGCGTCTCATGGAGGGCAACGCCGCCAACGCCGAGGTGCTGAAGATGGGCGACGAAGCCCGGGAGCGGGTGAAGGCCGCGGCAAAGAGCGAGGACATTGATCTGGAGGCGGCGGACTACGGCCTTACCTATGAGGAGAGGCAGGCGGCGAAAGCCTACAAGGGCTATCTGGAGACAATCGCCGACATGGAGGGCATGGACTCAGACAAGATCAACGCAGCCGTGAAGGCATATACCGAAGCCTATGACGATTTCTATGCCGCCATCAATGAAATGCTGGTCTCCCATGGATATGACACCATCGGCTTTATCAAGGGCTATGCGCCCCACATGCAGACGGGAGACGCGCAGACCGCACTCCAGAGCTTTCTGGACATCTTCGGACTTGAAGCGGAGGTGACGACGCTCCCCACGGAGATCGCGGGCCGCACGGAGAACTATAAGCCCGGCAAGCAGTGGGACCCCTACTTCCAGCACCGAAACTCCAAGAAGGAGCTGCGCTCGGAGCAGTATGACGCGGTGGCGGGATACGAGAGCTATGTCCATTACATGGCCAATGTGCTGTACCACACGGACGACATCCAGAAGCTGCGCGTACTGAGCAACGCCCTGCGGCTGAAATACTCCGATGAGGAGCTGTCTAACCGCATCAGTCAGGCGCAGAACCTGCGCGCCGCACCCATCGAGGTGAAGAAGGACCTGCTCATGGAGGACTATGTGCAGGAGAAGCTGGGAGACCTGGCACCCGAGGATGGCGAAACGCTGACGGACAAAAGGGCAAACGCCCTCATGGAGCATTACATCGAGAAGCTCTACGGGGACATCAGCGAAAACACCAAGATGGGAAACATCGTGAGCATCATCGATGACTATGCAAACAAGCTTGCCGGCAAGCAGACAAAGCTTGACCGAAGCATTGAAAGCACGGTGGGCAGAAAGGCGCTGAACATCGGAAACGCCATGTCCCGACTCTTCGGGCAGAGCAGCGTCGTCGGCAATCTCTCCAGTGCATTCGCGCAGGTGTCGCAGCTCCCATTTGTGCAGGCTGAACTCGGAAACAAGTACATGCTTCGCGCGATGAGAGACCTCTTCAAGGGTGAGACCAAGGGAATGGAGCTGGAAAGCGACTACCTCACCGGCAAGGAGGGTGTGGACAGCCTCCTTGCGGAGCGGAGCTGGAAGGACAGCACGCACCGGCAGCGGATGGACAAGGTCAATTCCGCATTGAGCATCCCATTTGAGGCGGTGGATATGGCCGCCAGCAAGCTCATCGTCCGGGCAAAGTATCTGCAGGCTGTAGAAGAGGGGTATTCCGCCAAGGAGGCCATGCGGCTGGCGGATGAGTACGCCGCGAAGATCGTGGGCAACCGCATACAGGGCGGGAGACCGATGATCTTCGAGAGCAAGAACATCGTCAGCAAGGTGCTCACCACCTATCAGCTTGAGATCGCCAACGCATGGAGCCACATTTCGCAGGACCTTCCCGCGCAGATCAAGAGCATCGCCAAGGAGCAGGGAAAGACCGCAGCCGTGAAGTACACCGCAAGCATGCTGACGCGCTACAGCCTTGAGGCCTTCCTCCTGAACAGGCTGGCGGAGACTGTGTACGGAGGAACGCCCGCCGCGTTTGACATCATCGGCTACATCCTCGGCGGCGTGGCAGCGGGAAGCGGGGAGACGGTCAACGGGATGCTGCTGAACGCCATTGCAAAGGTGTTCGGGCTCAAGGATGACGAGGACAAGGACAAGGAATTTGACGTCTCCGCCGCAATCGAGGAAACGAAAGACCTTGTTGTGGGCGATCTGCCGTATCTGCGGAACTTTGCATCCCTCGCAGGCTACGGGGACAGCAATCTGCCGCTGCCCACGATCCCGGTCAAGACTCACAACAGCCTGTGGGATCTCATCAAGGGTGAGGGAAGCTGGGGCGAGGTGGGCTACAACGCCCTGAAGGAGCTGCCCACATGGCTCCCCGCCGGCAGCCAGATCAAGAAGACCGTGCAGGGCTTGCAGACAGTGGCAAATCAGGGGAGATACACGGCCAACGGCGAGCTGATGTATCCCTTCGACACCTCCGGCGCACTGGGCAAGCTAAAGGCCGCGAAGGCGATCCTCTTCGGCACCGGCGCACTGGACGCACAGGACGCCTACTACGCAGCGGAGAACCGCAAGCTGTCCGAGGATCAGACCGCCATGTTTGAGGAGGTCACGGAGGGGGAGGACCCCAACACCGTCTATGACCTCATCATGGAGCTGCGGGGCATCAAGGATGTGGCGGACAGCGACGAGGACGCCAAGGCAAAGCGCGACCTGCTGCGGATGTCCGATATATCGGACACCTCAAAGCTTGCCGTCTACTCAACCATGATCGGGGACAGCAAGGACGAGGCATTTGCCGAACTCATGGAGCGGGGGATGAATTTTGACGCGCTGATGGACATCATGGACGCCTATTATGATGTGGAATATTCCGGGGGAAACGCATCGGAGAAGGCAACGGCATTTGCCAAGTGGGCGGACGAGACATTCCCGGAGCAGGCCGACGCCATCAAGGAGAACATGAAATTCTGGCAGATCATCCCCGCAAGCGCGGGAAGCTATGAGACCTTCCATGCAGCGGGCCTCTCGGCGGCCGCGTCCGAGACCGCGAACAACGCCCTGCAGGCGCTGGAGCCGGAGGAAGGGAAAAGCACGGTGAGCGACTGGCAGAAATACAGCGCCATCACCTCCGCAGACCTCACGGACAAGGAGAAGCAGACTGCTCTCACGGCAATCATGGAGGATAACCGGGCAACAACGCTGACCAACGCGGTCAAGCGCGGCGTGCCGGTGGATGAGGCTGTGAAGGGCATCGAAATTTCCGCCAAGACCGAGGGGACGAAGGACGCGGAGGGGAACACGATCTCCGCAAGCAAGGCGCTGAATGTGCAGAAGGAGATCGACAAGCTGGATCTGAACAAGACCCAGAAGAAAGCGCTGTACGCATCCCTCGGCTACAATGCCGTCAACATGTGGGACAGCAAGTACAGCGGGGACAACTTCGAGGCGTACTACTACATGAGCGCCGCGAGCCGGGAAAGCTACACCGAATACGCCGCGGGCTTTTACTCACCGTATCAGTACAAGCTGTTTGCGGACAAGGTGAACGGCTTCACGGCGGACAAAAAGGCGGACGGCACAACGATCAGCGGCAGTAAAAAGGCCAAGATCGTCAGCTACATCGACAGCCTGAAGCTGACCGACGACCAGAAGACGGCGCTGTACGCAGCGGCAGGTCAGAGCAAGAGCACCGTGAGCGACTGCCCGTGGTGGAGTGCCTACGCCTTGCGGAGCGGGGATTACCCGTGGTGAAAAAGTGGGTCGGCTGTCTCCTGAAAAGGAGGCGGAAGAAAATGCAAGAGCAAATGGTCGTGAGGTTTCTGCGGATACCCGCGTGCAGCGTGGTGGACACGGCGCTGGAAATGGCAAATCTGACGTGGAAAGAGCAGACTGCCATTGAGCTGTGCGGACGGAAGGCCATGACGCAGGAGCGGGCCGCGGGAAAGGAAAATGCCTCTGTAGACGCCATGCAGAGGTGGTACCGGTCGGGGATCGAAAAGCTTTGCACCGCATGGAGCGGGGTGTGGTGGATCGAGAAGCTGGCCGAGTAAAGGGAACGGCACACGGGAAACCGTGTGCCGTTTTTATGTGCGGAAACAAAGCGGAACGGTGCGGTGGTGGGCTTGCGGGGGAGCGCTTATAATAAGGTTACATCAGGCCGGATGAATACTTAACAGGAGGAAAAAGCATGGAATACGAATACGCAAGCAAAGCGACTGCCGGAACTGCTCTGGGCTTCGGCATCGGCGGCGCTGCTCTGGCGCTGCTGAAGAACGGCGGCCTTGACGGCATCCTCGGCGGGGACGGGAGCGGAAAGATGGTATCACGCTATGAGATGAACCTTGTGCAGGAGAACGCCATCCTCAAGGCGCAGGCCGACGTAGATCGGAAGCTGGTGGAGGTGTACAACTCCGTCAACAGCCAGATCAACGCCCTGAACAGCAAGGTGGACAGCAATGCCGCAGCGCAGGCCGTTATCAACTGCGGCTTCAACAGCAGCATCGGCATCCTGCAGACGCAGGTGACGGGCCTGCTGGGCATGACCAAGATGGTGATCCCCAGCACCAACATCTGCACGGCAAGCTCCGGCACGGCAACGACCTGACGCACGGGGGAGGCAGAAGCCTCCCCTGATCTTTAAGGAGGTAATAACATGATGCAGATCACGCAGATCAAGGACGGGCTGATCCGTTACATCGAAAACGAAATGCTGCCGAAGATGAGCGGGCTGCGGAAGGTGGGCATGGCAACCTATGTCACGCTGGCGGCGGAGAGCGCAGCGGAGACCGTGCGGAAATACGCGGAGCATCCGGCGATCCAGATGCTGGGCGTGGTGCATGGGGAAGAGGTGGACATGGGCCGGCTCTTCGGCGCGATCATGGCCAACTACGGCGAGCGGCAGACGATCTCCCTGCCCATTTTCGGGGACTTCACCTTGAGCCGCAGCGACATCGAGAGGCTGCGGGAGACCATAGGCTACTGACCGTAGCAAAATCGTAGCAAATTCATTCACAAAAAACGATAAAAAACACCAAAAAACTGTAAAGATTACAGAATTTTGGCGGCGGAAAAAGCCTTGAAAATACAAGAAAAACCCTGTAACCGTTGGAGTTACAGGGTTTCTTGATTTGGTGGAGCCGGCGGGAGTTGAACCCGTGGGAGAGAACACAAAAGCCGTTGATTTCCAACGGCTTTTTGCGTTTGTATAGCGAAATCGTAGCATTTTGCGTTTTCATGGGTTAAAAACGCCGCGCATTTTGGCGGCGGCGGCCTCAATTTCGGAGCGGGAAATGTGGGTGTAGATCTTCCGCATGGTGCCGGGGTCAGACCATCCGCCCAGCTTCATGGTCTCGGCCTCTGTGAGAAGGCCGTAAGCGGCGGAAGCGAAGGAATGGCGCAGCCCATGAGCGCCGATCTCCGGGAGGCCGGAACGGCGGCAGACCGTATTTACAGCCTTCGAGAAATTGGAGATAGGAACGGCGTACATGGGGGCGCCTTCTGCCAGAAGCTCCGTGAGGCGGTCAATCATGATGGGCACATCCCTCCGGCTGGATCTGTTCTTATTCTCCGGCTTCGCGTGGAGCTGCTGATGCTCATCGTAGACAACGGCGCCCCGCACATGGATGCAGCCGCCGGAAAAGGACTCGGGCGTGAGGGCGTAGATCTCCGAGCGGCGCAGACCGTGGAGACCGAGCAGCGCGGGAAGCTCTACACGGGTGCCGCGGATGGCATCCAAAAAAACGGGTATCTGCTCCTTCGTAAGAAAAGGATGCTCGTTGCCGACGATCTGGGGAAGCGTGACGGGCTTTTTCGGAATATGCAGAAATGTCATGACGGAGGAGACAAGCCCCCACGCGTTGGAGACGGTCTTTGCGCTGACGGAGCGGGCTTCCTCGTTGACGGCGGACTGCCAATCAACGGATGACATGGGGACATCCATATAAGCAGAAAAGCGGTTTTTCTGGATGGTGCGGTAGCCGCGGACGGTGGATGGGGAGACAACGGAGGACTTCGCGGAAATGTACAGGTCGATGCTCTCCCGCAGCGTCAGCTTCCCGGCGCTGGTGACGGTATGGTGAACGCGGTGCTCCGCCTTCGTCAGCTCCGCATTGCGCCGGCACTCCGCGGCGGTGGAGCCGTAGACCATGACAGAGGTGCCGTTAAGCCGAAGCTGCAGCTTGTATCCGTCCGGACATTTCTTGGGGGTAGGGACTTTCAAGGGGAGCGCTCCTTTCCGTCAGATACGATGCAGAAAACCGAAATAGGGGTTAAAGAGATCGATGATGACGATGCCGACAATGATCGCCAGAAGGACGAGGCAAAACACCATAAACACCATGTTGCGGCTCTTGCGGAGGGACTCGATGATCTTGTTTTTATCGTCCACGGCCTGACGGAGATAGCGCAGCTCCGCGCGAAGCTCCAAAAGGCGGGCGGCGTCATCGGAGCATTCCCCTTCCGGAGCGGGGCAGAAATGCTCCATAAGCGGAAATTTCGTGGCTATGACATAGGCCATGACATTATAAAAGCCGGGGCTTTTGCTCTCTCCGCACTCAAAGCGGCTGATCAGCGCCTCGGACAGCCCGGTGGCGTCCGCGATCTGCACGGCAGTGAAGCCCTCGCGCTTGCGATGCTTGCGGCAGGACTCCGGGAATTCACGGATGGCCTTTTCCATTTCTCGGATAACCATTTGCTCCTCCTTTCGGCTGTGGGGCGCATTCCGCGCCGGATGCGCTGGATATTACGCCTGTGTGTGTGGAAATTACGAGGCATAAAGCCTATAAAGGAGGCAGACAGGGAGACCTGCCGACCCCCCGGCAAGCGCTGCGGCGGTAACGAGCTGGCGACTACGGCCGCCGCAGCGTGTGCTGTAATGTAAAATGCAGAATGTCACATTGTGACAATATCATATAGGATGAGAGCGTAACCGTCAAGGAGGAAAAACAAAAATGGAAAAAGAACGCATGGAAATCATGGAAAAGCTGGAGCGGGTGCTGCGGGGATTGGAGCTGAAGAAATTAAAAATCGCCTGGGCTTTCGTCCGGGCGTTACAAGAATGATATAAGAACGTTATACAAATGACATAAGGGACAGAAAAAGCAGGGGCCGGTCACGGCTCCTGCTTTTCTTCGTATTCTGCGAGACAGCGGCGGACAAGATCCTCAAGGACTGACCAGTATTCGTCCGGCATCCGGCAGAACATGGAGATCCAGCGGCGCTTGAATTCGTCCGGGCCGGTGAGGATGCGGCCGACGGCCTCGGCGATCTCCTCCTCCCGACTGCGGGAGATAAACATTTCCCCCTCCCCGGTGCGCAGCCAGCTCTCGGACACATTGTACTCACGGCTGATGAGAGAAATGACGGCATCGATAGGCTCACCTCTGCCGGTCTCGTATTTTGCAATCGTATTGCGCTTGATATGAAGCCTTGCGGAAAACTCTTCCTGCGTAAGACCGAGCGCAATGCGAAGTGATTTGATGCGGTCTTTCATGAGATTACCTCCTTTCAAATCGAATACTACACGAACAATGTTCCTTTGTCAACAACAAAATGTAAAAAAGGGCTTGACATTTGTTCTTTTGTGCCGTATTATTGGCACAAAGGAACAATTTAGAGGCACAAAGGCACAATTCAGGGGAGGTGAACACATGAACGAGAAGATCAATGCCATCTGCGAGCTGCTGAACAAGCTGCCCGAGGGCGTGCAGGACACGCTGCTGACGCTGGCAGAGGGCGCGGTGTATGCCGTGGAGCATCTGGAGGATAAGAAAACGGCGTGAGCCGAGAAGGAGGAAAGACCATGACAAAGAGAGCGAGAACACGCCGCGTCATCGTGCGGCTCATTGAGGACGCCATCTACGCGGTGATCGGCTTCTTCGCCCTGCAGCTTTTCCTCGTCATCACGGGAATGCTCATCTGCATTGTGGGGTGAGGATGTGCCGAAGGTCAAGCTGGGCGAAAAGCCCGCGGACGCGCTCTTTGTCCTCATCACGGGGAGCGCGAGAGCCAAGGGCAAGGATGCGGGCGCTCTGGCAAAGGCTATGGGCGTGAGCCTCAACACCTGCTACACACGGCTCAGGAGCAAATCAACAGATGGCTGGAGCCTCGGCGAGATCTACGCCGCCGCGAAATGCTGCGGCATCGGCATCGACGAGCTTCGGCAGGCCATCAGCTACAACAGATAAGGAGGACAACCACATGACCAACGAATACGGAGCGCATCTGGACGGAGCGGGCTATGCCGAGAGCATCCTGCAGAAGGACACCGGGCGCTGCTACCTCTGCGGCGCACCCGCATACCGGGTGAAGCTGGACCGCCACGAGCCCTACGGCGGCGCTCTGCGGCAGAAGAGCAAGGGAATGGGCATGTGGGTGAGCCTCTGCCACTGCGGATGCCATGAGGGACCCGGAAGCGTCCACGCGGAGCCGGAGAAGAACCGGGAGCTGCGGAAGGATGTGCAGCGGGCCGCCATGATGCGCTACGGCTGGGACAAGCAGGAGTTTATCCGCCGCTTCGGAAAGAGCGAGCTGACGGACGAGGAAGCAGAGAACATCGTCACGGTGGAGCGGGCCCACGAGATCGAAGTGGTGGGCGTTATCCATCCCGGATGCTTCGCCGTGCTGGAAGGCGCGCCGGAGATGCCGTTTTAAGGAGGGCGCGATATGCAAATCTGTAATCAGGACTGCTTTAACTGCACATATGATGACTGCGTTTTCGGAGAGATAACGGCGGAGGATATTGCAGAGAGCAAGGAGAGAAACCGGGATTTTAGAAAAGAAGAAGATAAAAAGTACGCCGCCAAGCGGGAGTACAGAGAGGCGAACCGCGAGAAGATCGCCGCCGCCAAGCGGGAGTACTACGAGGCGAACCGCGAGAAGATCGCCGCCGCCCAGCGGGAGTACAGAGAGGCGAACCGCGAGAAGATCGCCGCCGCCCAGCGGGAGTACTACGAGGCGAACCGCGAGAAGATCGCCGCCGCCCAGCGGGAGTACTACGA